TGATAGCCATACTTTGAGATAAGGGTTGGGTCTTCAACTACTAGAACATTAGGTTTGTATAAATTATCTGGATCGTTATATCGGACCCTGACGGTCGTGCTACGTGTTTTTAGCGATGAACCGCTATAACTAAAAATGCCATTAACAACATTTGAGTTTGAGAAAACATGAACGGGACTGACGTCGCTGCCGTCTAAATTTCCGTGATCTGCTGTTAATTGAATTACATTTGACTGCCAATACATCATTCCTCGGAAAATGCTGGCAAAATCCTGCAGCACCGAATAAGCCTCAGCTTGCGATGAAACATGCACGTTGCAAGCGAATCGTGGTTCGCCGCCAACTTCCTGATTTGCATATTGACAAAGAGGGTATAAATCGACCCAGCTCAAATTGCTTGCTTCGACAAAATGACCAGCACCAAAACGCTTATTGGTAAGCAGATCGTAAAAAATACAAACAGGACATGTCGTCCAAACTGCCTCACCTAAACCTCCACCAAAAGGCCCAGCAAATTCCAAGCTGCCATCGTCTAAAACACGAGCGTTGTCAGGAACGCGAACCTTTTTGCCACGCACCAGATAAGCCCTGGTCGGCAAAGAAGGGAACTCTTCTGTCGATATGTTCATCCCAACGCAAGCAGAATAGGGATAAGCCGTTCTAACGTTCACGTGCCTGACGATTGATGTCCAAGCAAGCCCATTTCTTCGACCACTCGCTAAAGGCTCTCTTGGGTTTCTGTCAACAAACTCACCAAAATGAGCCCTAAAAATATCTTGATCAATAGCCTCTGCGTCGTCTTTGTTATGATGAATATTGCCTTTATAGCTGCGATAGCTTAGATCGGGGTATTTTTCTACCTTTACGTTCCAAGGTCCTTTGCCGTTTAACTTGATCCCTGAAACCTTGAACTGATAGCCGGTAGTGCTAATTCCGTCAATATAGAATATTCCACTTGGAATTTTTTTTACTCCGTCAGCACTGTCATCTATAGATGCGTTTTTAACAGTTTGGAACGATTCGCCGCTTGCTACGTTTTGAACGTAAACTTTAAAAAACACTTGAGCATTAAATAGCTGGCCTTTGGCAAGACCTTCTTGCGCTGTTGAGTAAAGCGGTCCGATTGTAAAAATTAAATCAATGTGATCTACATCAGTGGCATTATCAACTTGAACAACATGAGTGCCGTGCCCGTAATTTCGTGATACAACTTTCGAGCCTTGATTTAAATCTATTGTCGTATTTTCTTCGTAATTTTTGCCTATTTCCTCGCCAACATTTTGAACAGTACTTGTTTTTCCTGTCGCTTGAGGCAAGTAACCCTGCGTTCTTCCTCCAAGATTTAGTGTGTGGCTTACGTTGTTGCCGGATACAAAATTTTCGCCGTCCTGACCTTGGATTGGCGTTTCATCTAGGTATATGCCCTTCCTTCCACCTTCAATGCCGTCAATCGGACCTTCACAAAGAAGATCAACAATTTTAATAACAGAAGAAGAATTAAGTCCCATAATTACGCCTCCGTAACTAAATCTTCAGTTCTGTTTTCGCTGTCTTGCCTAAACATGTTGTAACCAACTCCTCTAATCCTAAGTCGGCCATTAGGTGAGTCAGCGTCAGTATCAAGAATTCGATATTTTACTCTAACTGTCGTATCACTCTTTTCTCTGCCGCTTTCTCCATAAGTTATAGCATGACACCACTTGTAATTTTGATTTTTGCTCAGCAAGCCTTGAATTGTTCCACGAACCTTGCAAAACAAAGGAGAATCACCCGGATAATTATCTTTTTTAATTGTAATCTCATAGGTTAAAAAAGCAGGAACCAGCTTGCCGCCAATGCTTCGACTTAGCCCTTTATCAATTTCAAAAAATACCTGAAAATTTCCAAACTCATTATCGTCTTGGTCATAATCTCTCATGTCGCTAGTGCTCTTGCTTTGACCAATATTATCAAAGTCTAAGTTGTCATTTACGATCCTTCTTTTATATCCTTTGTCTGAATTATCGTCCTTAATTATGACTTGGTTGTCGTACCATCTTCTTGTTCTCAATCCATTATGTGATTTAAATTTGCCTGTAGGCTTTTCAGAGTTTACAAGAATTGAAGACCCTCCTGGAATAGCAAAAAAATCACTTGTTGGATCGCTTTCATCCGCAACTTCAACTCTAGAAGAAATTAGATGACTACCGATCAACAGCTTGCCATAAACAAGAGGCACTGTCGCTCCAACACCTACTGTGTTCGCTGGTCCGGTAAAAAGATACGATTGCTGTCCCGATACAGCACGTGAAACGCCTTGTGGACCCGATGCGCTTGTACGTTCACCTGGCGCGGTTCTATTTTGCCCTAATGATGGAATAACTGGTTGCGGTGAAAGTAACTGGGACGTGCCGCTAAGAATGAGACCTGCACCGATTGCACTAATTGCCGTTCCAACAGAAGTTAGCGTTGCAATGGTTGATGGAGCTAATGGCCCAAACACGCCAAACGCACTTGCGCCAAACAAACCAGATCCAGGCAAAAGGAACGAAACCCCAACAAGAACGGCTCCTATAAAGATGCTAGCTAAACCATCGCCACCACTGCCCGCAACAACCGGCGTAAGAACTAGATCATTGACACCTAACGGACAATGCAGATCGTCATACCCTAAACGTTCCAGCTTGTACCAACGTATAACCAACACCGTACAAGTGCGCTTCAGTCAACTCTTTTTGTAGTGCAGGATAGTTGATGCACAGCAGCTTGATGGCCTCTGCGGGAGAGCGCAGATCATGGTACTTGTGCTCCGAGCCATAACGCTCACCCAGATCACCCAGCAACCTTACGGTCTGCTGCATACCGAAAGACCGCCGCGACACTAGAAACATAGTATCGCCTTAACGGCTCGACCGCACTCAAAGAATCTTGACGTTGGTGAAGAATTTGCTCGTCGGGCAAAAGGACTGCAGCGTGCATTGGTGTTGCCGTCCCAAGTCTCATGATCAGCACATCACCAGGCTTGCGATGACTAAATTGAACTGCCCTAAATCCTATGGCAACAGCTTGCTGCAAGAAAATGCTTTCACAGGTCTCTAGGTTTTTGGGACGGTCAAAATCAGGTAGCTCAATTCCTTGCAGCTCAAACCAGTCACGAATCAACGTAAAGCAGTCAAACTTGCCGTACTCCCACTGCCTGCCAATTAGGGCTCGATAATCAACCATCGCTTGTCTGGCACGCTCCAAATATGCCACGGAACTTTCGTTCCAGTGCACGCACGTCGGTCGGCTTCGCTAGCTGTTCCACCTTTTGGATGAGAATGGACTATAGCTTCGACCGTACCAAACATAGCCGCAACGGCATAATCCTTTGGCTCGATTACAAAGTTGGCACAAGGATTGTCAGCAATGTTGCGACAAGGCCAATACTTTCCATTAACAACAACTCCACAAGCCTCACTTGGTACAGATCTTGCCGCGTGCTGTTCAGCATCAAGCCTGAAGTCGAGCACCCGGGAATCCTCCGAACGGCAATAATTCATTATCACGCCCGATGCCACCACCTTTCGGAAAGCGCTTCTCACACGCTTTTAAGTTTTTGGCACACTCATCTTGGGCAGAATCAAAAACCTCATTGTTTTGCAAATCAAACATCCTGCCTGGCCTGTAGCCGCATTCTGTCCCTTTGTATATCCAAGGACAATGCTCGATAACTTGTCTTCCGGGCAAACGCAAGTTAGTAAGGTCAAGCTTGCCTGTTAGCTCGAACTCGACTAATGATGGATTTTCAGTCGCTATGCGATCAATATACCAAGACTCGTAGCCACCGTTAAACATTGCAGTGGGATCAGCGGTAGGATTGGTTCCGCTAGGAAAATTAACTGAATCAAGAAACTTTTTACAGGTTCGAATTCTTCTTACTTCCGCTTGCAATGGGTTGTACTGAACCAGCAGAGCGCTAATTGCACCATTGGCGTTAGCAACCTTCATTGACGGACGAGGCAGCGTGCCCTTCGTAGTAACTTCAAACCCGTCCACTTCAATAGGCACTGCTGAATAAGCAATTCCGGCAAAAACAATATCGCTTGTTACCTCGTTTGTGCCAGCGTGGTAGTAATAAACTAGGTCTACGCCATTAACATCAGCAGTAAGGTGCAGCTGAAACAACTCAATAATTGCTGAAGGCTCTAAAGAGTAAAGCTCTACCTTTACGCTGTCTGGTGTTGCAGTCATGCCTCAAATACCTCCTCAAAAGTTGCGTTGATTTCGGCGCGGTCAGGAAAAGGAATAGTCTTTGTCCAGCTTTGACAAATAAACTTCTTGGCAGCTGACTCGCCTGGCGGCGTATAGTCAAAATTCTCAACGCCACCTCGGGCGTCGAGAAAATCTTCAATGGTGTCCGACTCAGACTCTGACACGCGAAAGGTCAAGTTGTAGGACTTTGGGTTTTGATTTAGCCCAAAAACACTACGCTGACTGTAGCCAGAACCAAACCGCGTAATTCGCACCTGCGGCTGGCTTTGCTTTGTCATCCCTGGAGCGGGATCAAAATCAGGAAAAGTAGGCATCAGGCTAGAAGTCCTCCAGGTCGTTTTTGCTTGATCAATTCAGCTTGCACCGCCGCACCAATGGCTTGGCCAAGCTGCTTGGCCTGTCCTTCATTACCTTGAGAGCTAGAGCCCTTGGCGTCAACGTTGACAACCACATTAGTCGCTCCACCTAACTGATGATTTGGAACGATAGTGCCAGATGTGTTAGGAACAAACAGCTCAGGGCCACGCTCACCAACGATTGAAGGCTTGCCAACTGGAGGACTGCCACCATTCGCAAAGAAACCACCAAACAAACCACCGCCCGATCCAGTGCCGAACGGAGCCCCGAATAACGCAAAATTGACACCAATGTTTAGCAGCTGATTAGCGATGTTTTGAAGTGTGTTGCTAGCAACTTCTGCCAGGCTCTTCGTCCCATCAACAGCGGCTTGGATTGAATCGACAACGCCGGTCTTAATTGACATGCCGATATTTTCGTAAACTGTATCCATTTGCTCCTGAAGTTTAATCTGCTCTTTCAAGGCAGCGTTGCCCTCCAAAATGCTACGAACTTTTTCTTCCTCCAGCGTAGGGTTGTCTCTTAAAATTTGTTGAATACGTTGATTTATTTCCTCTTCTTCTTTTCTACCTTGAAGGGTTGCCTCGAAAAGCTCTTGCTCTGCTAAAAGCCCATTTAAAGTTTGTTGACCCTTTTCAACCTGTTTTGCTTTTTCCTGAGTCGTTTTAGTGTTAATGTCTTGAATTTTTTGAGCAGCCTCTCCCTCTGCAAGTTTTATTTGAACATCTTTGAGAGCCTGTGAAGCATCGCTCTGCTTGATGTTGCTTATCTTGGTTGCAAGTGTTTCTTTAATTTTTTCTTTTTCAAGAATAGCTTTCAAACCTTCATCTTCTTTAAGCGCAGCATCAGCAATTTTTTGGTTAAGAACAAGTAGACGCTCTTGCAGAGCAGCTTTTTCTCCCAGCTGTCTAATCCTTGTCGCTTCTGATTGAGCTTTTTTGCCCTCAGGAGTTTGTACTCCAGCTGCTATTGATTCAATCTCCTGGAGCACAGGTACATCAAGTTTCCGTTGAGAGCTAGTAGCAATTCCTGTAGCAAATGCACGAGCTTGTTCTGCCGTCTGGAACCCTTCACCGCCAAATGCTTTAGATCTTGCGCTAAAACCTGATAAAGCCTTGGAAGAGGCCGTAGTCAGCACTCCCTTGCTTGTTTGAAAACCAGTTCCTAAAATCTCTTGAGCTAGCTTTTCTTGACCAGTTAAACCTGTACGCTCAAGAAACGCTCCAACATCTGCCTGCTCCCCAGCAAATCTGGCCAAGCTCTCTAGTAGTGGTCCGGCTACTTTGGCGATATTGGCTAAAACTTGAGTAAAAATAGTGCTAAGAGCATTGCCCAGGTCTGTTGCGCTCTTTCCAAAATCTTGTAAAGCTTTTACGCCGCCTTTTCCAATCTTCGTCTCCAAAAGTGCTGTCGCAAGACGAGCTGCTTCTGTTGCGCTGCCATATTGCTCAATTTTTTGCAAAAGTTGCGCTGTTTCCGTTCCGGCAAACCCTGCAGCTGTAGTAACTGCTTCTAAATCAAACGCAAGCGGATTTAACGCATTACCAAGATCAGCTATTTGTCCTACAAGCCCTTCAATCTGAGATGCGAATGCAGAACCAGCAATAGATCCACCAAGTCCTCCAAACGCTCCACCGATGCCACCTGCCAACGCTTGAACAGGTCCACCGCCAAACAACAGTGGAAAACCAAAACCAGTAGCAATATCTCTTGCTCTTGTGCCCCTTTGTCTTTGCCTTTGTTGTCTTTCAGCCCTTATTGCAGCTGGAGAGCCAGGAATATCGACTCGTCCGCCTATAGGACTCGACTGAATAGGCGCAGTCATCTCAAAATCGCGCATCAGCGCGTTCACCCGCAAAATCTCATCACGAAGTTCTTTATATGATTCAGTACCAATCTCTACGTTTCTAAATGTCTCTTGTAGCTCTCGTTGGTAAAGCTCTAATCCTGCAATAGATTTTGGAACGACTTTGCCCAGATCAAGCGTCTCTTGAACTGAAGTGGCGCGGCCAACAGTGTTAGCAGTGTTAACTTGGGCCTGAACTTTAAGCCTCTCTGCTTCAGCCTTTGCTAAACGACGAGAAGCCTTCTCCTGCGCTGTTATTGCACTAACAAATTCCTCACTGTTAGTATTTACATTGCCAATGATTTTACCAAACGCAGAAATTTGAGAATTTAATCCGGCAAGAGTGTTAGAAAATCTTTTTCCAGCTCCAGTACCCTTGCCATACTCGTTTACAAGCTTTCTAAGTTCTTCTTTTGCTTTTACAATTTTTTCGTTGCCTCTTTTGTCGAATAAGTTTGGAGCAGGTTTTAAGCTCTTTGCAAGAGACCTAATTTCATTTATGCGTTTTGCAACTAAATCAACCTCTTTAAGCGCGTTGCCCGTTACCCGAAGGTCAATAGTCCCCGAGTAGGTAGCCACAGAAAACCGACGAATCCTATTTCAACACTCTACCTGCGCCTGCGGGCCTTTGCTAACTCCTTCTCTTGCTCCTCGTTTACCACCTGGAAATACGCGCTCCAGCCAATCACCTCCTCTGCAGTCATCGTCGCACGCAGCTCTGACAACGTGATGCCAAGCTCCTTGGCGATGCCAAATTGCAGCATCAACCAGTTGTCCTTTCGAAGCTCAGCGCTCAGGATTTTGGGTCAATAGCCTCTTCCTCTTCATCCGTCAAAATTGCCAGCATCAACGCCTGCAAGTCCTTGTCCTTCACTTCGTTCTTGAGAACGTCGATTTCGCCGGGAATGAACAAAGCTTGACCAGCATCATCCTTGGCCTTGCTAATCAGCAGCTGAAGCGCAAACGCATTGGCATCATCCGATCCAGCGCGCTTTTGGGCTTTTTCGCGCTCTGCCATCGTCAACGGCGTTACCCACATCTCAAATTGGCTGCCATCCGACAGCTCAACAGTCTTTTTGACCGCTTCCAGGTTTGCCGCTTTCTTGAGGCGATCAATGGCGCGAAGTGCCATGAATATCTGATTGATTGTGCTACTACATTAGCATTAAAAAAGCCCCCGACAAATGCCGGGAGCTTCGTCGCTATTCGTTGATCAGCTCTTGCTGAAGTCAAACGTAGGAGCAGTCAGCGGACGGAAGCTGACTGATACAGTCTGAGCATCATCCGGAGTAACAGAGAAACTAGCGGCAGTCAGCACAGCTTCAACTTCAATCGAACGACTCTTGGTAGGGTCTGGCGCTCCAGAAGACAGAACTGCGTCCATATACAGCTTAAACGTCGCACCAGACTGCAAACGCTGGGTGACGTCTTCGATCAAGCGAGAAGAAATACCGGTGTCATCATCGGTAAAGTAAACCTCAGCAGATCCGGTGCCGTCCGCAAAACCAGAAATGAAGGTGCGGAATGGAGCGGCTTGACCCAAGGTTTCACCGATTGAAGTGACGTCAATTTCCTCACGAGTCACTTCAAACGACCAGCTTCTTACGTTTGCAACGGACTGGAACTCATCAAACTTAATGGTGAACGGTGTGGCGCCATCAGTACCAGCACTGGACAGCGACACATCCACGGCCGGGTCTGCGGTGCTTTTAAAAGTGGCCTCACCAGTAGATGCGTTGTAGGTCTTGATAAGAACTGCAGTCTCTGAAGACAGACCACCGGGCAAAGTGCCGGGGCCACCAAAAACAACTTTGTCGTCAGCCTTAAAATTAAGAAACGCGCCGACGTTGATTTCGTCGTTTTCTGTGTCGACGTCAGCAGCCTTGAAGGTGCTGGAAGTGCCAGCAGGCTTGTAATACAGGGCTCCAGAGGTGCCCGAAAGGACGGTAGCCATTCGTAAAACGGGGAATGGTGGACTTTACGGGCGGAACCCGGACACATACAGCTTAGCGCGTGGACAACAAAACATCTAATCTTGGTCTTCCGCAGTGAACGACGTGTCAATTCGTCCCACAAAATGCGGACTCGCCTCTTCTGCGGAGAATGTAGGCCCGTTGATCGCTCCAGGGCGTAGATAAATGCCTGAATCGTCCCTCGTAGACGCCGACAAACTAGTCAAAGTTGTTACTGCAGTATTCAACAAAGTTTGATTTCTGGCAGGACCTTTTCCCTTTTCGCTGTAAACAATAATGACTGCGCTGCCACGAACAAAGTCAAGATTGTTCGTAAGTGTTACTTCAGTTGTTAAGCCAAAGTTAATATTTACTCGAACGTATTCAGTGGTTGCATTAGCAGGCGCTGCAGTAATTCCGTCGAAAAACACGGGCACCGCAGGATCAAGCGCTCCAAATGCTGTTTGAAGCGGGCTTTCGATGGCTGCGCGAATTGCTTGGTATCTCATCGTTTACTCCTAAAACTAAAGGTTACGCCTCTTTCTAAAGCTTTTGCCATGCCACCACCGTTTAAATAACTGGTGTACCAGAACAAAGGAGCTGTACTCCTAGAGTTTCCTTCACCAGTAACATCGCCACGAAATCCTGGCCGGGGACGTTTACCTGTTGCAACAACTTCGCCAGCAGGTTCATCGTCAGCTCGGAAAAAACCCTCTTTTAAGTCAAGTGCATACTCGGCGTATGGCTGCGTGTTTACAATTTCAAATTTTTTAACCCGTGCAGTTTCTTTAATCGAGGTGGACAGCCTTGGAACGTCGTTCAATCTATATGGATAACCGCCTCCTGTTGATCCGGACGCACCAGTGCCTATTGGAATTGCAACCCAGCTGTCTTGAAATTTGCCACTCCACTCCGGGCCAGCCTCAGCAAGATCATTCATAATCTCAACGGCAGCAAAGCGAGCAGCTGTGTTAATTAACTCCCGAACATCAATCGGCAGCTGGCTAACTTTTTGACGCCTGCTTGCCATTACTGCGGCCTCGCAATGATGATGTGAAGAAGCGGGTCCTCACCTCGATACGTCGTCACATTCAGAATCTTGGCTTCGCGTGTCGCTCCACCTTGCGTATAACGGATGCGGTCAGCTTGAGTCGGGTAGTAATTGTCCAAATCGTCGCCGCTGACAGTGATCTTCAGATCAGTCGTCTGGTACAACCCATCAGACTCTCGACTTGAAACACTGCCAATAAAACCCTTTGTTACCACCGTCGTGTCCGCACCAGTGACATCACCAGTGCTTGGATCGTAAGTACGGGGCGTGACAGTTTTGACCAACGTGATGTCTTGGCCAAAATCTGTCAAAATTTCAAGCGGCAGAGCCTTGAAAATGTCCTCAAGTAGTGCCATATCAACCCCTTACAACGCGAATAGAGTACGAACCACTGCCACCAAGGCAATAAGCCCCAAGATAAGACTGAAGCCAAGGATAAATATCGAATACGTTATTAACTGTTCCGGTAGCTTGACTAGAAGTGTTGTACTTAACCTTGAGATCCCCGAGTTCGACTTGTTCGTATAGCCCTTTATCGCCGGTATTCCCTGTGATCGCGTCCGTGTCATTGGCCAACGCGTTTGCCAGTTCATAAGCAGCGTACTTAATATCGCTTGGAATGGCAGAACAGGTCAGCTCAACACGATCTACGTGATAATTGTTGCGGGGCCAGCTCAACGCTTGATCCGCATCGCAACGATCACCATAAAAATTCAACGTATCAATCCAGCGCGTTGCAGAAATCAGCGCTCGATTTTTCTTGTCATCTGTCTTGTTGTCCCAGTTGTGACTGTCTGGAACGGTTTCAAAATATGCGTCGGCTTCCGCCAGCGTCACATAGCTGTTGGCTGTCGCACTCTTCAGTGTGGCGTTGATCGTGGCAGCCATAGCGCAAAAAGAAGGTGGCCCCACCTAATGGTAGGGCCTTTGCTCTGATCAAGGAAGATCAGATGGTGGTGGTATCCAGGGGGCTGTTGACAGTCATCTGAACCATAGGAATCAGATCAATGTCGTAGGTAGCAGCCCAGTTACCAGCAGTTGCCAAGGTGGCGTTAGTCGGGTTGTCAGCAGCGTTGCTCCACTTCGTACCCATCACGTGATAGGTGGAGTGGTAGTCAACAGACAGCACGTCTTGCTTGGAAAGCACGTTGCGGTCAGCTTCAATCCGAAGATCCTGCTGCACACCC